CAGCGGCTGGTTCTTCAACAGCGGCAGCTGGTTCCCCACGATATTCCTCTTCTTTTAATTCTTCTGGATACATTTCCAAAGTATATGGATATGTGTATTTTATATTAGCATAAATGTTCCTATTTCTTGAAAAGAAATCATTTATAAACTCCATTAATTCATGATCTTCATATAATCTCATAGAAGGATTAGGTGCTCTTACTTCAACTGAATCCTTCCTCTTCTTTTCTTCATTTAAAAATTCAATTCTTCTATCTATATGACTTTTACCCATCAATAGAGCATCTGTTGCGGGTGGTCCATCATTTAATTCCGCGGAATGTTGGATGCACTTATTCGTTAATTCAATAATAAGTTTATGAAGAAATTTAGGTATTTCAGTAAGTGTCTTTGAATGTAATACTGTCATTTTTAAATATTCATCAACAAATAGTGTTTCAAAATAGTCATCTCCAGTAAAATTATCTGTAAATTTCAATAACATAGTATATCTAGCATCAGTTCCTAATTTTATTGTGTCAGCATATAAAGGAGTTAGTAATTTCACCTTCTCATTATCTTCTGTGTCTTTTGAGTATTCTAGTATAAGTATGTTGTTATTTGTAATATATTTTTCTATACCTCCTTTTTCTACAGAATATTTTTCTGGTGTTTTCTTTGAAAATAAGTCCCATAATAACTTATAATCCTTATAAATGTTTTGGTCTCCTAAATATTTCTTAAAAAACTCAAAAGCATGGTAAAGGAAAAAATTATATCGCAAAGCATTACTAGTATTTACTAAATGTGTTAATCTATCCTTATCTGTAATTTCATCTGGATTGTATTTTAAATAATCTCTATTATCACGTAAAAATCTAGTGAAACCAGCCAAATTATTATTTATTAAAAAGGCTTTTAGTTCTTCGTTGTCTAAATTGGGACCAAATTGAAGAATTAAATCTCCATTATTAGCTGAAACAAATTCTTCAAGTGTTAAATCATTAATGTAAAATTCTATTAACTTATTTAAATCTATCTGTGGGCTCTTAAGTGTTATATGTGCTACAGCAGTTATAAATGAATTTCTAGAATTATTTATTCCTCCTTCTCTTACAACTACACGCCTAGCTCCTGGATCAAATCTTCCCTTCTTTATATCTCTACTTAAATTATTCGCGAATAATGTATTCAATATAACAGGTAATTTTCCCTTTCTTAAGTGTGGAATAGGTCGACGATTCCAATTAATTACATATTCAGAGTCATCTACTAATGATGGGTCTTCCTGTAATTCCATATTTGGAATAAGTTTCATTCTCTTATATCCCTCGGAGGAATCAATACCTATTGTGAAGGTCATATTAGGGAATAATCTATTAAGTTCTCTAGTTGTATAACTTGATACTTCAGTATAACCTGTATCCGTAATTTTATAAACTCCTTTAAATTTTGACCCCTTACTTACAAGAATCTGGTTTCCTGTTTTTAATTCATATTCTATTTCTTCTACTGTGTTGTTTATTAAAATAGTAGCACCAGGCTTTAATGTTTTAAGGAATTTATTTATTTCAGCCTCACTAGTCGTGCTAATAAGTTTATAGTAATCTACAGAGTGGTCAACACATTTATCAGTATTATTAAATATATTAGTAGGTTCATTACCAGAATAACAGCAAGGCATACATAAATTCTCAGGATGAGACTTAGGGTCTATAAAACCTGGAATACCTAATTTCTCAGTATCAGCGAGGTATTTCTTCCATTTTTCAGGATATTTCTTCTTTAGAGCGCTTATTTCAGCGTTGGTTTTTTTACTACTTTCAGCCCAATATTTCTTCTTTTGTCCTCTTCTAATAAACACAGTTGAACTAGAGGTAATCATGTTCTCACTAATAATACCATTACCACAATTGAAACATTTTCCATCCGCCTCTACTAATTGTGTTGCGGTTAATGGCATCATACATCGTTTGTTAAAACAAAATATTCTAGGGGATATGTAGTAATTCATATTACTCTTATCGGAACCCCAGCGTAAATAGATGTTTTCCTCTGATGAATATGCTTCGGGATTTACACGTTTAAAATGAATCCATTGGTTCTCAGTTAATATCATAGGTTGTCGATTATCTACAGCCGCACATAATCTACTATACTGTTCGTGTTCGTTTGTTCTTGGATAAACGAAGAGACGACTATCAATCGCTTTTCTAAGTGCCGGCATAAATTGACGCATACTCTTTGTCTCCATTTCCATTAATTTAGATACACTATCCTCATCGAGGTCAGTATCATCCGTTTCTTTTACTAGTTTTTCTTTTGTTCCACGACCGGCTTCTGCTTCAGCTGCTTCAGCTGGTTCAGCAGGTTCAGCTGGTTCAGCAGGTTTAGCCTCTTCAGCTTCAAGTGCTTCTTCATCTTCATCTTCTTCTTCAAAATCACTAAATTCATCAACATCAGAATCCTCCATAAATTCTGCTGCGTCATGGTCTGTAAAAGTTTTACGCTTCTCAGGCAAAACAATTTTGGATAATTCAATCTCTAATTCTTCTGCTTCTGCTTCTGCTTCTGCTTTAGAAGCTTTTGAACTAGACTTTGGTTTTTCCAATAAGCATAAATTAAAATAATTTTTCAACTGATTAACTATTTCTTGTAAAGCTCCTAATGAACTACAACCCAAAATTCTTACCGAATATTCGTCTTCTGTTAAACGCTTTATCTCTAAATCTATATCTAAATCACTATAAAAGTTAACCTTAGGATTAGGTTCAACATCTATTTCCGCACGCAATATTTCAATTATTTTTGTTGCTTCTAATTGGGTTAAATTAAACAAGTTTTCACAATCAAGCAAAAATGTCTCCATTAATGTCGTAGGAGACTTAACTACCTGTCTTAATTTTAAAAAGTGATTTCTAATATTAGCGAAACTCTGAAAGTGTTCTACACTCTTATATCTCATTTTTATTTCGTCTGTATCGTGAATAACACGGAAATCAAAAAAATTACCCACTAAATTCTTTAAATTCATAGACAAATTCTTAAATGTTAGTGGTTTTCCAACTATTTTTATACTACTTATATTTGCGTCAAACGTAGTATATTCCATATTTGTTTCTTTAGTAATACTACTTGGTTTTTCTGGTAAAAACAAGGGAATTTGGTCGCGTGTAAATCTGTTTAATTTGCCTATTTCTTTAATTATACTATTCAAATGAAGACAATACAAAAGGTCGAATGGAATATCACCCTTGTTTTCCAAAAATTTAATATACACGTGCCCACTTCTTTTTATTACTAGTGTTAAATAATTATCAGCGAAAGCTGGATGTTTTTCAACGGCGTCATTAGGTTCAAGTTTAACCTTCAAAAGCAACTCTGATACTAAATTAGTATCAGTTGAATCAATTACTTCACGTTCTCTAATTAATTCACCTCTTTCTCTATAGGAAACTGGTGTTTGACTCCAAGAAAGTATCTCTTTCTTTGATACTCTAGTTGATTTTAAACCTGGTAAATATTCCTGACTGTAAGACCTAACACCTAATTTGTATTTTTTAGAGTATATTTCTTCAAATTTAATTGGATGACCGTCGTGATATACATTTATCAATTTGTCAGAAGCTACACGTGTGAAATATTTACGGTCAACATCTCTATATCTTACATATGGAACTTGCTCTGATAATTCCATATTCTCAAATATCTTCTGTAAATTTATATCACGGTCTGAACCTGATTTTCTATAAACGTTAGCAGGTCTATTCACCTGAATTACTAAATTATTAAATCCTATCTCTCCCAAAACTACATTAGGTTCCTCGGTGTTAGGGGTTTCTGGAACTTTCGATAAACTTATCATTTTTTCAGCTATTCTTTTTAACTCTACTATGTTTTCTTCACGAAATTCAGCTTCCTCGTTAGATTTTGGGAAAAACAAACGTAATATTTGTAAATTCTTCTCAGTTTCACTAGGATGTTTCTCGCGATATGAAAGGAAATCCATCATAAATATACGGTTTTTAGTTATGTTATATGAGCCCAATATTTTAGTTGAAGCATCAATTACAGCTACAGTAGGAACTTCGGCACCTATTTTCTTTGGATTTGGGTGCAGTAATTCAATACCTCCACTAGATTCATGCTCAATACCTAATGACATTTTAGTTTCTACTTTTAAAAAGTCAAACTTTTCCTTATAATCCATTTTTGTGAATTCATTAGGGGCCTCTCCTGAAATTCCATATTTTTTCGATATTCTCTTAGATGTCTTGTTATCTACCACGACAACGTCCACCCAAAGGTGAATGTCATTATAGTAGTATCCTGTAGCACTCATAATCTTTCTTTTTACATCAAGTATTGAATCTGATTTATTCAAGAAAAATGGAACTATTGAAAATGTTTCACCTCTCTTTGCATGCCCTTCTAAAGAATTAAATAAATCATCATTAGGATAATTATCATTAATCATCTTACGGTCTTTTTCTGATAGAGATTTTACCTTCGAATTACTTTTTGTTAAATTACCAAAGAGTTTATCCAACGCCTCGTTAAAAGGTTGGATGAAATATAGTATTGTGCCTTTGATAGTATCTTTCACAGAATATACCACCGGCATTTTAAATGTTTCCATTAAATTACAGGAACCGGGCATTTATTATAATAAATGTAGAAAATATTTAAATAAAAGTTTAATTAAGATTACTCTGGAACGGATGCCTTTCTAGCTAAATAATCCGCCATTTTATTGCCATACCATACCTTACGCTTAACTGGGTCAGTAGGTTCGCTCTTATGCGCCATACAATGATGAAGTTTCACATTATATTTTTTATATAATTCGATTACTCTTTTCATTAATGCCATATTTTTAATAGGTTGCCCCTTCTTATTCTTATAACCATTCTTTTCCCAGGCTTTTGAATATTGTAAAACACTTTTCACTATATACTCCGAGTCCGTGAAAATAACAATTCTTAATCCTACTGTTGTAGGTTCTGTTTCAACAATTTTCTCAATTGCTAGTTTTACAGCGAATAACTCACAAATATTATTAGTAACTTTGGATTCAGCGCTACCACTACCTTGTAATATTTTTTTACTAATATTTCTAGGGTCTCCGTCCCCGAAAAACACACCACTTCCTCCTGTTGCCTTAAAACTCCCATTATTAATCGCTGACCCATCGGTGTAAACAACAATTTCCCTAGTTTCAACACCAGGCTCTGTGTCTTTTTGAGGCTCAGGCTCTTTTACGATAGCCGAAGCATGAATCGGTTTCTGTGGAGCAAACCAATTTCTTATATCGCTCATTACTTACTAATATTATTTGTTTTTTATTTAAGTAAATAGGTATTTAATGGAATAGACTTAAAATGGCACACCACGCAGACGATAATGATGAAATACTTAAAATTATTACTGAAAGAATGGAACTAG